AACAACCAAATTGTGAGCGCAGATGAAATACCTACTGATTGATACAGCCAACATGTTTTTCCGTGCTAGGCACAGTGCCCATAGGGCCAGTGACACATGGACCAAACTAGGTTTTGCTCTGCATGTTACCATAATGGCCGCTAACAAAGTGGCCCGGCGTTTTCAAGCAGATCACGTGGTGTTCGCACTAGAAGGACGCTCGTGGCGCAAGGACTTCTACGAGCCCTACAAGAAGAACCGTGCTGTGGCACGTGGGGCAATGACAGAAACAGAAGCAGAAGATGACAAACTGTTTTGGGAAACCTATGATGAACTGACTAAATACTTGTCTACAAAAACAAATTGTAGTGTGATCCGTTGTGCCACTGCTGAAGCAGATGACATCATAGCACGTTGGATTTCTTTACACCCCCAAGATGAACACACAATTGTAAGCTCAGACACTGACTTTGTGCAGTTGCTGGCACCCAACGTTAATCAATATAATGGTATTACAGATGAACTTTTAACCTTGGAGGGCATATTCGATGCTAAAGGTAACCGTGTCAATGATAAGAAAACTAAACAGCCAAAAACGATCCCGGATCCAGGCTGGCTGTTATTTGAGAAGTGTATGCGTGGCGACACCTCAGACAACGTATTCAGTGCGTATCCTGGAGTACGTGAGAAAGGCACAAAGAATAAAGTTGGTCTCCGTGAGGCCTTTGGAGACAGAGACAAAAAAGGCTACTCGTGGAACAACCTGATGCTGCAACGTTGGACTGACCACAACGGTCTAGAACATCGTGTGTTGGACGACTATGAACGTAATTGTACCCTGATTGACCTTACAGCACAGCCCGAAGATGTCAAGGTCACAGTGGATGGTTGCATCCGTGAACAAATCTCACACAAGGATGTGGGCATGGTAGGCGCACACTTCCTAAAGTTCTGTGGCAAATACGAGCTGACCAAACTAAGTGACAGCGCAGATCAAGTTAGCCGTTGGCTCAACGAAACATACAAAGGAGCGTTAGATGATATTAGCTAAACCCGTAGTGGAGAACCAGTATTGGATACTCAAGAAGGACAATCGCAAGATTGGTCAACTTGAAGTAAACGAAAACGGTAACTGTATCATAAAAATTCATGACAATGTTGTGAGTTATAAAACAGTTAAAATGGCTCGAGAAGCCGTGAACATTGAGTTTGAGCCACCAGAACAATTCACACCTGCGCCACCAAACATGGTGTATAACCATGAAGTAGAAGGCGCGGTATACAATCCGCTGTGGGATGTCAAACGCCGCTTGCCCTTGTTTACTCGTGATGAAAAATCCAAATCATGGTTTGCGGCCGGTTGGTATCGAGTGCAACAACATCGCAAGTGGAAAATTATTCACCATCCCAAACTCATTACCTTGGAGCGTTATGCGTATCAAGGTCCCTTTCAAACTAAAGAGCAAGCAAATGACAAACCCGTTTCGTGATCAAGAAAAATTCATGCGAGCCTGCGATCAAACCGTAGGCGAATTCAACCGCGATCAATATCAACTGTACTGTAATCTTATTCAAGAAGAATTTGGTGAGCTAGTGGCTAGTGACAATAAAGTAGATGACCTCGATGCCCTGATTGATATCCTTGTGGTCACTGTGGGTGCCATCCATAGTCTTGGCGCTGATGCCGAAGGTGCCTGGAAAGAAGTTATGCGTACTAACTTTGCCAAGATTGATCACGAAACCGGCAAAGTTCGCAAGCGTGAAGATGGCAAGGTACTTAAACCACAGGGCTGGACTCCACCTGAACTAGCACCGTTTGTAAAATGAGTTTGCATATCAACCGTTTTGTTGATGCTATCAAAGCCGCAGAAAGCCGTGGTCAACGTGACTTGACCATGAGCCTGCGTGATGCTAAAGATCTCCATAGTGATATTACAAAACTATTACTGACTCTAGAAGGCATGCGTAATCAAAAAACTCTTGCAAAAGAAGAAACTGTTACGGTAGAATTGAATGGTGGCAGTTTCAAAACCACGTAGTTTTTATGATAAATAAACTACGGAGATAATGATGAGTCGACCCAAACCAACTGTGTTAATAGAACACACTGACAAAGCAACCTACAAGACCGAACAAGTGTTGGCCTCTGAAGGAGTGTGGGCAGTGTTTTTTGATACAAAACCAATCAATCTTAAAACGTCTAATATGCTCACACAGTATCCTGGCCCCAAGTACAAGAAGGTCAGCTTCTCCAATCCTGGGCATGCCAAAAACTTGGCACGTAAACTCAACACACAATTCAAGACCGACAAATTTACAGTTGTACTCTTGACGCAGGGGGTGCAAGTATACCCCGATGCCAAATAAACAACAACTGACTCAGGCCCTGACAGCTCAGTCAGACCTGTGGACTGTGGAAGAGGCCATGACAGAATGGTGGCAAAGTCCCGATGGTGGATGGCGCCTGAACGCTGTGGGTTTTGAAGCATTTGAACAATACAAATTACAACACTGGGATTTTGAAACTGACGTAGCCATTCACGCTGTTCCTAGAGTACTGCTAACCCTGGATCGTAAACTCACTGGCCCTTACTACATCAAAGTCAGCAAGCGTCCCAAATTGTGTTTCTTTGTCAGTCAGGAAGCAACCATGTATGCCCTGTATAATGATGTCAACCGTTTTGTGGCAAGTTTACAACGATATTAAGCAAAAAAACAACACTTTTTGACCCTAAAAAGTAGTACTTTTGTAGCATTGCATTTCGGTTGACCAGAAATGCTCTTTTTGCTATAATACTTGTATGGAACTTAAAAAGCAATCACGCAAAAAACGAGTGGATCGTACCCACATTGTTTACTTCATCCAAATTGGTCTGGAGTACTACATTGGTATTACCGCAAAAACTCAGCGTACTATCAACATGAGCCTTCGTAGCCGCGTGAACAAGCACATCTATCGCTCACGTACCGAAGACAAGAGCTGGAATCTGTACGAAGCAATTCGTGCCGCAGGTGAGTCAGCTGTTAACTCAGCCATCATTGACGTGGTGCGTGGCAAAGATGCCGCTCACAAGTTGGAGCGTGAACTAATACAAAAGTACGCACCTGCACTCAACACTGATGTGCGTACAAAAGCGGTTGACCAATAATTGCCGATTTGCTATAATATACACATAAAGAAACAAAAGGAGCCAAAATGCATAGCACTAACACTTCGAATTCCGTAGATTTCCCAAGCTGGGAAGACATGAGTGAACTAGAGCAAGCTCAGTGCCAATTCTGGGACATGTACAAGGATGCCTATGGCGTTCGCCCTCGCGGTATTGATACGTCCGCTTGGACCCTTGATGATTTTACATCTGAATTTGTTGCTCTTGGCAACGCCATTGAGGCGTCTGAAATTCAACGCCGAGCCGACGAGGCTGAGGCCGTTGTAAAATTTGAAGACCGTGTGGCCAATCTCATGCACACTGGTACTGACCGTGAGCGTGTGATTGCATGGCTCATGGACGCCGAAGGCGCCAATGGCGACTCGGAGTATTTTTGTTTCACCCAGGGCTTGCCCTATCGTTATTTTGCACAAAAGGAGATTGCATAATGATTGCACTTGACAATATCGAATCTATTCACAACACAGCAACCGAGGCCGCAAAACGTGCCGAGGCAGACTTTATTGCCAAGCACGGCGAGCCTGGTTACTGTGGCTTTGCCTGGGTAACAGTACATGAAAAAGCTTCAACCAAATTGGGCCGGGCGCTGAAAACTGTGGGCTTCAAGCCTGCGTATGGCGGCGGACTGCAACTTTGGAATCCCGGTGGTTCGTATACACAAAGCATGGACATCAAAGAAACAGGTGCCCAGGCCTACGCCGATACCCTGAAGAAATTTGGTATCACTGCATACATGAGTTCAAGAGCAGACTAAGGAAATGTCATGATTGAAATGTTCTTATTCCTGGCCATTACCTTTGTGATCAAAGTTTGGTTCATCAACCGATACATGTAAAGAGAAAAACATGCTTGCCACCTACACCGCAAAGCCGATTGAATTTGAAGGTCAATTTTATGACCAGCGCCATGGTGGTCCATTCGATCGCGGTGCCGCTGACAGTTATTACAATCGGGGTCACGAACCCCACTACTATGAGGCAGGGACTGGCACCAGTCGTCGTTTTGACATGCACGACATGACTGCACTACAAATCACTGCCTATACCGCAGGCTACAATTGGAACGAACAACAAGGCAACAAGAAAGATTGGGGTTGAACATGAAACTATCACCACTTGACGAGCGTATGAACGCAGACATTGATGCGCTGATTGCCAAACTGCAAGCGGCCAAAACTTCTAAAACCTATCTACAACGTGCCAGCCTTGTGGGCAAGGTTGCCGAACAATGCCAGATGTATGAATTTTATTGGGAAGAAAAACTTTACAGTTTGATGGATTGAATGTATAATGTAGCAAGCCCAACTCAACAACAAGATTTTGAATCTTTAGATCTGGCCATGACGTATGCCAAGGAGTTGGGTGAGTTCGTTACTATTACAGGCAATGGCATGGAGATAGTTGGTATGTTTGGCGCTGACAGCATTCGAGATGGCAAGTGTCCGGACGGTGTAGACTACACTTGGATGAAACGGAGATCGCAATGAACAAAGAAATTACACTCACACCCACAGGCGGTCGATTTTATCGTGCCATGACATTCCATTGGGTCACTGTAGCACTGCTCATGCCACCCTTGGCTGTGGCTATGATTGCAGCAATCTTGAATCCGTTTTGGTTCCGTGATTCAATGTTTAATTTTGTAGAACGCAAAATCAACCAGTTCACACGTTGGCGCAATAACATCAAGTACCGCATCTATCTCGGATGTGATCCTGTTGTTTGGCACACTCTCAAAGGCGACCTGAAGTGAACAAACTGATTCGCGATGGCAAGGTAGCAGTCTTGGTATCACCAGGGCATGGTGCTGGCTGGTCAACATGGAACGCCGAGCACGAAGAAATCCTGTTTGACCCTGCCATAGTAGAATTTGTGGAACACAACAAATGGGAAGAACTTGAAGTCTATGTTAAACTCAAGTATCCACAGATCTATGCCGGCGGCATGAGAGATTTACAAGTTGAGTGGCTTCCTGAAGGCACCGAATTCATCGTAAACGAATACGACGGCTCAGAAACACTTGAAGTAAAATCAGATATTGTTTGGCACCGGGCTTGACACTAAATAGAAATCCTGCTATAATAGAACACAGGGCCAATAGCTTAATGGCAAAGCAACCGACTCATAATCGGTCGAGTCTTGGTTCAATTCCAAGTTGGCCCACCATTCACTCTGCCCGTAGTATAATGGATAATACAAAGAGCTTCTACCTCTTGAATGTGGGTTCGATTCCTGCCGGGCAGACCAAAGCACAATTATGAAACTACTACTTACAACCTTACTTTTACTATTTTTCTCAACACCCAACTGGGCATGGCAACCCACTCGCCCGATAAATGTGTTAATAGGGTTTGCACCAGGATCCAGCAACGAACTAAGTTTCCGGGCCGTGGCACAACAGGTAGAACAGGCCACTGGCGCAAAATTTGTTGTGATTAACCAACCCGGTGCTGATGGTTTATTAAGCCTTAACAATTTGAATGACAGCGTACCTGATGGGTACACCATCAACATTGCCAGCGAGCAGAATACCTGGGTAATGAGTGATGTGCTGTACTCTCGAGAAATGAAATTCAACCCTGAAGGTTTTACTCACACCTTGGGATTGTCACGCAGTCCACTGGTTATAATTGCTCCAGCAGATAGTGTAGTAAACACACCACGTGAGTTGGTTCGATTGTTAGAAACTACCACACAGCCTGTTAATTTTGCTGTGGGGTCTAGCAGTCATCGACTGGCTTATCAATATCTATTAGACAATATCAAAAGCCGTAAGGATCTTATTGCGGCGGCCAGTTATCGTAGCCCAGGACAGGCGGCCACAGATGTAGCCGCCAAGGTAGTAGATTTTGGCATTGTTTCTGCATCTCTAGCACAGAGTTTAGTTGCAACCGGTAAGGTGAAGATTATAAGTATATGTGGTGATCGTGAATTGTCTCGTTTGCCAGGCGTGCCTACTATGCAGGCAACAGTGCCCGGCTTAGAGGTGTATGTTGGGGTAAGTATTTTGCTGCCACCCAACACAAGTCAGGAAATTCAGAAATGGTATGCAACACATTTCGCCTCTGCATTAAGATCAGACCAAAGCCGTAGATTCAGAGAAGAAAATTTAATGTTTGTTGACGAGCAAGATCTCACACCAGGCGGCCATCGTCGTACCATGATGGCACTGCGTCAAAAATGGCTACCTATTGCACAAAAAATGGATTTTAAACGGTGACACTGCCTGCTCTTGAATTGCTTGCAATATTATCCAAGGACTTGTCAACACAGGTACATGATCTTGCGCCAGTTGATTCTAGAACTCCCTT